TCCTCGATCATCTGGAGCGAAATGCCCGCGCTCACGCCGCTCGGATGGTCCCCGCGTGTCCCGGCGTACGTTGCGGTAATCTCTTCCATCTCGTGATCGATCACCTGCAAGCGCGTGATGGCGCCATTCGGCAGGCCCGCGCCCTGCACGCGCTCCGGTTTGGCGCCGTTCGTGCCGAGCGCGCTGTATTTCAGCACTTGGCCCGGCTCGCCCGTGAAGGTCGCGACATTCGCGCCCTCGGGCACGAGCCAGATGGGCCACGCCATGCGATTCATGGTCATTTCCATGTGCGCCTCGTGCTTGTTGCGCTGCCACTGCTTGAGCGCGAGGTCATCGGCGGGCGTCTTGGAGTACAACGAGCCCGGGACGGGGTCGATCGCGAAGTACACGGTGGGCAGAAACGGCTGGCCGGCGTCGGACTGGTACGGCAGCGGGCCGAGGTACGCCACCTGCGTCCCGCCGAGCACCACGATCAGCGCGCCGTCGGGGTAGTCGTCCGTCGGCAGGCTCCAATAAAACGCTTCGCTGATGCGCTGCCCGGTGCCGCTGGCGCGCGTGAGGGTGCCCGCGCCAGGGCCGGTCTCGGCGGCGTAGCCCGCGAGCTGTGAGAGGTTGTCGGCGTAGCTGTCGCCCACGGACGCGCCCATGTCCGGGCTGAGGCCCTCGGTCTTGTCGGCGCCCCAGCGGCGGGTCAGCTCGTCCTGGGTCGAGGCCTTCTTGCGGATATACTCGCGGACGCCCTTCTTCCACGAGGCCTGGCCGGCGTCAAAGTACATCTCGAAGACGCTCGCGACCTCGGTGTACATCTTGCCGATGGGCGCCTCGTGGCCCACGGGCTGGCCGGCGTCGTCCACGGCGGGCGTGGTCGGGCCCTGGCACATCGCGCACGTGCCGTCCGTCGTGGGCGGCGCGGTCGTGCCGCAGGCCGCGCACTGATCGTGCTGCACCAGGCGCATCCCGTGCTCGGGCGAGGGATCATAGCCCGATTCGAGCCAGCCGACGCCCGTGTAGCCCACCCACTGCGCCAGCACCTGCCGCTCGTTGCGGATGTCGGTCTCGTCCTGGCACACCTCGAGCACGCGATCCGCGACTTCCGCCGTCGCGATGTCCTCGGGCTCGTCCGTCGCGGGGCGGAACGTCAGCGTGGGCTCGATGCGGCCCAGCACCGCGCAGAACGCGTTCATGTTGCTCGCGAAGAGATTGGTCACGGGCCGCGGCCCGCTGTAGGTCTTCACGGGGATCGGCTGCCACCACCCGCGCCCGCGGTCGTACTGAATCCACTGCCAGCCGCGCTTGTACAAAATATTCCGCCAGGCGTTGCGGACCTGCGCGGCGCGCCCGGGCGTGCTCCACAGCGCGAGCTTGTCGCGCACCAGCGCGAGGGCCTTTTGCTTGGTCTCGGGATTCGTGAGGTCGTAGGGATCGGGCGCCGCGGGCGGGGCGGGCGCGTCTTGCGGCGCGAGGAGCGGATCAGTGATCGCCATTGACCACGCTCACGCGTATGGGTGGATTCTGAATCAGGCGGATCGTCTCCCGGAACACGATCCGATCCTCGGGCTCAAGCTGCCCCGCGATCGCCGCGCGACAGTACTCCTGCCACGTCGTCAGCAGCATCTCGATGGACACCCGCGGCGGGATGTACTCGATCTGTTGCGCCATCACGGCCCGCCCAGCGCGTCGAGCGCGCTCAGCGCCTGCTCTTCCGAGGCCGGGAACTCGCGCGGCAGGCGGTCCTCGCGCGGCGGCAGCGACACGGGGCCAATCGCCTGGTGGGTGACGCGACACTGGTCGATGGCCACCTCCGCGCGCTGCCGCTCGTGCTGGAACTGCCCGCGCCAGTACGCCACTTCGTCGCGGTAGTGCTGCACGAGCGGCCCCTGCGGGTCGCCGACGCGCGACAATTCCGCGTCGCGGTCGGCGCGCAGGCGCGCAATCTCGGCTTCCGCGCGCTCGACCACCACCGCGATCCGCGCCGCGGTATAACTCTCGGCGATCCGCGTGGCCTCCCCGCACATCGCCGCGAGCTGCGCGTCCGTGACGAACCACTTCATGGCTGCTCCTCGGCCGCGCGGGCGCGCATGTAGCGCCGCAAGGCGGCCTGCTCCGCGCGAATCAGTGCGGCGAACTCGTCGCGCTGCTCGAGCGTGGTCGGCGACGGGGGGATCGGCTTGCCGTACTGGTCAACAATCACCGCCATAGCGCGCTCCCCCCGCCCGCGCTCTCCAGCGCGCGGGCCTCCTCGTCGGCCTCGCGCTGCACGCGCGCCTGGTGGTGATGCCACGCCACGCGCCGGCTCAGCGCGTCCAGCTCCGGCTGCTTGGCCAGCAATTCCTGCTCCCAGCGGGCGCGGAACGCCAGCTCGTCGCCCGCGAAGGGGTCGGCTTTCTCGCTCGGCCGCCCGCGGAGCTGGTACAGATCGGCGACCGCATCGAGCAGGTCGTCGTGATCGTTGTCGGCCTCCATGCGGAACTTGTCGGCCTGGTCCACGAAGTCCGCGAGCGCCTCGCAGCTCTCGAGCGCGTGGATCTGCCGGCTCATCCACTGCCCCTGGATGCCGCCGATCCGCACCTGCTTGGTGATCTTCGTGTCGCGCTCGAAGGCGAGCACGGGCAGATAGTAGCCGCGGCGGTCGCCCTCGATCGTCACCACGTGGCGGTAGCTTTTCGCAAAGCCGATGGCCTCGATGCCGATCGCCTTGAACGCCCCGCCGCGCTCCGTGAAGCGCGCGTGCAGGTCGTACATCCGGCGCACCAGCCCCTCGTCGTCCCGCTTGCCCTGCCACAAGTCGAGCAGCCACAGATCGCCGCGCCGGTCGAAGCCGCCGACGGCGATGGCGGAAAAGTCCGCCCACTTGTGCAGGCTCTGCGCGGGGTCCACCGACATCGCCACCCACAGATCCGCCAGCGGCGGCGCCGTCGCCGCGACCTGCAGATACGGCTGGCCCTGCGCATCCAGGCGCGGGAAGTGCGCGGTGTCGGCGCTGCTGGGATCCAAGAGGTATTGCGCGTTGAAGTTGCCGGGCTCGCGGCGCCGCTCGGCGAGCAATTCCAGGCGCTGGTCCGCGTCGTCGCGGCGCTCGAGGCAGAAGCGCTCGGGAAACGTCACCGCCACCCAGCCATGCCCCGGCACCAGCCCCGCCACGCGATCGCGCACCCCCGGGTCGTCGTCGGCCCGCGGCGGCGTCGGCCGCCAGGCCGGCACCTCGTACAGGCCGAGCTTGATCTCCCCGCGGCGCCGCTGCGCCTTCAGGCGCGCCGCCGCATCCGCGTAGTGCCAGGGCGTGGCCACGTAGTCCTTCGTGCTGCCGGGATCGAAGAGCGGGCGCGCCTTGATGTGAAAGTCCCACACCTTCTCCCGCTCATCCTTGCTCTGGGAGTTCTCCCGGCCCGTGCAATCGTCGAAGCAGCCGTGATCGAAATGCTTGCTGGTCAGCTCCCCCGTCACGCCGATGGCCTGGATCGTGGACTCCCGCAGGTCCCGCCGGGAGCGCGTGACCGTGATCGCCGCCTTCGTCCACTCGCGCGCGTTTTTCTGCGGGTCCTTCACGAGAATGTCGGGGAAGCACCACAGCAACAGCTCGTTGGACTCCAGATGCCCCTTGATCGCGGTGAGGAAGTCTTCCGCGTTTTCCCCCTTGTTGCTGGCGATCAGGATGCGCGTGTTCGGGCCGCACACGCGCCCGTGCCACCGCGCCTGACAGAGGGGATTGGCGGGATCGGCGAGGATGCGCTGGATATTCGCCGTCACCGTGATGATCGACGACTTGAAGTACCCGCGCGAGAGCAGATAGAGGTTTTCTTCATACGGCGTCGTCTGCATCCACGTGCACAGCGCGCCGTGCAGCGCCGGCGTGAGCAGATTCGGCGTGAGATGGCGGAACAGCACCCGGTTGGCGAGCGCGTAGAGGTCCAGCTGGCACAGGGCGCGCATGTACGGCCGCGTCTCCGCCTCCGGCGTGGTCTTGGACGCGGTCAGGACCGTGGGGGGCATCTAGAGCGCCGCGGCCAGTCGGCAGTCGGGCGCGTGCTGCGGGTCGGGATAGCCGCCACGGCAGAGCGGGCAGACGCCCGCCCCGTCATCGTCGGCCGCCCATTGCACCTCGGCGAGCAGGCCCCGCAGGCGGCGCACCTCGGCGATGCACGCGATCAGCTCCTCGTGCATCCCGGGGGCGCTCGAGGCGTTCGATTCCGCCTCCCACCGCGCGAGCGCCGCGGCGGTCACGGGACCTCGATGTCCACGCCCTGCGGATAAGTCGGCGCCGGCCGGGGCGGGCGCGGCTGCGCCGCCCAGGCCGCGACGACCCGGCGCCAGGTCGCCGCGCGCGCCTGCATGTCGTCCCAGAGCGCGTCGATCAGGGCCCGCTCCCACTCGGCAATCACGGGCAGTGCCGCCCGTTCAGCAACACGCACCGCAGCAGCGCCGGCGGCGTCTCGCGGGGCGCCCAGAGCATCAGGCCGCCCACGTCCGTGGAGCCGTCGTAGCTGCGCGTCCCCGGCGCCAGAATCCCGACGCAGGTGTGCGTCCCGTAGGGCAGCGGGTTCCCGTACCGGGGATGGACCGCGTACAGCTGGGTCCCCGTCACGACGAGGGTGGTGCGCATCGTCGGGTCGCTGCTCGTGGGCGGGCACGACGCGGGAAACGGAAAGGGCGAGGTGTCGGCCGGCGGAGGAGGCGGCGACGGGGGCACTACGGGCGGGACGACGACGGGAGGCGAGGGCGGCACCACAATCACGGGCGGCGTCACGACCGGGGCCCACTGGTAC